ACTTGTTTGTCTTCTGCCATCAGGGAATCTAGGAAAGCTTTTTGTAGATTGTCGATATCGGGTTTGGATTGGTGGAATCGCCCATGATGTAATTTCTTTTTCTTCTTTGACCAAGAGGGTGGGACTGGAATAAAGAAAGTAATGGAAGCTCCTACTGGGGGAAGGACAAATTGTTTGGCTTTGGCTTCTGCGCATAAGTCTACTTTGTACTTATTGTATTTTTCTAAACGGAGTAATCGGCTTAGACCAGCGGGGCGTAATTTTTCTCTTGGTATCCTGAAGAAGATGGAGTCACCCTGAGTTGCCCTAACATGGGTCTGGGGTGTTATATTAAGTATTACTTTCTTTGACATTAGTTTTATCTTTTAAAGTTTTTAACAGAATAAATTCTACTGTCTTAGTTACCGACCATCTTTTTTTGTCTGCCAGTTTTATAAGTTTCTCATGAACTTCTGGAGTTAGATAAATTGTTGTACGTTTCATAATGATTCACTTTGATGCAAGATACATTATGTTATAACATTGTACAACTTTATGTACATAAAAAAACCTCCTTTTTTAAGGGAGGCTAAGTCAAACGAGAAAACATCAACCGAACCATCTTGTTCCTATTGGAAAATTCTTTTATTTTTTCTTTTTCATTGATTTAAGCTTAGCACCTCTGCTTTTCAATTGCGCTTGCATTGCGGCTCTGCTTTTCTTCTCAAAGGCATCTTGGTCAGCTTTCTTAACTAAGCGTCCCATTTCGGTTCTTACCATGCCTTTTTGGGCTGGTTGCTGATCATCATCATCTTCGTAATCTGTGGTAATTTGTTCTAGCAACATATCTTTATTTTTTTTCTTTTATTTTTTTAAGTTCCTCTTGTCCTGCCTTTATTAAATTTTGTTTCATATATAATTCTTTTAAAGGAGAATCTTCGGCATATGCATTTGTTTTAACATAATCCATTACTCCTTGTTTTGACATTATTTTTATTCCTTTTTTTGGAACCATTACTTGATGTTCTTCTGGTCTATCTTTATAAACTCTAACTTTTGTTCCAATTGGTCCAGATAGCAAATCGTATTCAGTTCCTACTGTATCTTTTTTTAAATTTAAAATAGGTCTGCCGCCTCTTAAAAGAGTATCGTCATCTTGTTTCTTCATTGTAGATAATGCCATAATATTTATTTTTTTCTTAGCATTTTAAAATCTTCTGCATCTACCTTACCATTTTTATTGGCATCTAGCTTACTTTGATTGCCTTTTAAACCAGCCTTTGTGGCGCTTTTCTTTGCCATCTTTGATTCCATTGTAACTGGCTTTTTCATTGAGTCCATCATGTTTTTATACATAAAGATAATTTTACCAAATATACGAAATATTTTTTCCACCATAACCAAAATATATTAAAAATAATTTCCGAAAGTTCTACATCAACAGTTGTTTAAGGCACCCCCCCGCTCGAAATCCTCTTGCAATTTTTTGGGGTTTCCGTTTTCTTGCACTGGGTAGGTCGCTTTATTGGATGTCTTGCACTCCGTTGCCTTTGCTTATTGGTATTGGTTTTGGTTGGGGTTGGTCGTTATGGTTTTGGTCTTGCACTGCTTCCAGTGGTTAGCTTGGTAGGGGTAGTGTTTTAAGTTGGTTGTTGGTTGGGGAGAGAGGGGGAATTAAGTTAATTATTGTAGCTACATTGGTAAATTTGTCCTATCTTTGTAGCTACAAAATATTTATATGGCAAAAAGCAAACCAATTGGAGTTAGATTTGACTTAGATAAGTTGGATATGATTCAAAAAGAGCAGAATTTGACATCGGCGCAATCTGTGTTAAATTATTTAATGGACAATTATGGCGAAAAGCAAGTTAAAAGAGGCGCTCCTTTCAAGAATATGCCCCCTTATCACACAGAGGCCCCAAATTTGGAGGAAATAGCTAATTTATTGCCAACACCCCCTGAAAATTTAAAAGGTCTAGATTTGGCTATATGGAAGTCTGAGAATTGGAAATAATTCGTATCTTAGTGGTATGAAAGGTAAATTAAAAATGATGAAGCGAGCAGATGGCTCGTATTCTCCACGCGGTTTATGGGACAATATTCGTGCTAACAAAGGAAGTGGTAAGAAACCAACTGCCGAAATGTTAAAGCAAGAAAAGAAAATTAAATCAGAAGAAAAAAAATAGTTATGGCAGGAGCTTGGCAACGTAAAGAAGGGAAAAATCCTGAAGGCGGTTTAAACGCCAAAGGCAGAGCATCATATAATTCTGAAACTGGAGGTAATTTAAAAGCCCCAGTTAAAGCTGGCGTTAATCCTCGAAGAGTTTCTTTTGCAGCTCGTTTTGCAGGCATGTTAGGTGCAATGAAAAAACCTAATGGAGAACCAACAAGGAAAGCCCTAGCATTAAAAGCTTGGGGGTTTGGTAGCGTTGAAGCTGCTCGCAAATTTGCTAATGCGCATAAAAAATCTTAATCTTCTGGTTCTAAATCTACCCAATCGGTGCAATTGCCATTACATTCTGGAGCATTTGGACAAACTATGTAATCATGATCAGCATCTTTTAATACGTTAAATGATGTTTCTACCTTGTAATCTCCAACAGTAATTGTTTTATTACAATGTAAACAATGTTTTTTGTCACCTAATTTTGGAACATTTGCAAATGGGTAGTTTTCTTTTAAAAAAATCTCTTTGTTTTCAATTTCTTTTAATTTCATTTGTTAATTTTTAATTTCTTTTTGTTGATTTAAAATTGCTTTTCCTTTATCTGATAATGGTCTAGCATATATTCTTAATTTCTTTTGTGTAGTTGGGCATACAAAAGTTAAACCTGCATCTAGATAAGATTTTATTATTAATTCTAAAACTCCATCAGCATCTTCACTTGCGCCAATTACATGAGGTTCATCATAATCAAATTGCATACAGAAATCGCATCCGTTTAATGGTTCTGCATTTTGCGGAAGGTTTAATTGTTTTTCTTTTTTAGATTTTGCCATTATTAAAGTTTTTGTGGGTGTTTTCAATATCTTGTAAAAATTCTCTTGCTTTTTCTACTTTTTGCTCAATGCGTAAAATATCATCTTCGTTTCTATTAACTTCAAACATAAGTATTCTTTCTTCCATAGCTATATCATCAAACTTCATGTTTAATTCTAACTTCATAGCTTCTCTTACAAACTCTGGGCTTTCTTCTGAAATTACATCTAGCTTTTTAAGTAAGTAATACTTCTCTTGTTGGATAATATTATCTGGTGTATTTACAAGGCAATAAGCAATGGTAGCTTTGGTTTTACCCGTAAGCCACATATATGACATCATTTGCCAATAGTATAAATTATCAAGTTTATCTGGGATATTACCTAAGAATGTCCATAGGTCATAGCTAGATTTAATATCAATAATTCCATCATCAATAATATCTGGTAGCCCTGTTATGTATTTATTTGAAAATCTTTCCGTATTTTTAGCAAAAGGTTTTTTTAAGAACATAGACAATAAATCAATCGATTCTTGCTCTACTTCAATACCTTTTTTCATTTGCTTTGTTTGAATATCTTTACTCCTATTATACTTATTAGAAATATAAACATCAAGCAAATGTCTTTGTGCGGTCTTAGAAAGTAACCCAGCTTCTTTGTCCGCTTTGGTTACTGGTTCGGTCATTATATACCCTACAGAGCTTGCTCTGATTAGCGTTTCATTCCAATTCATAGTTATAAAGATTTATGTTTAGCGTTATAAGATTCCAATACTTCTGGATTATTTTTAGCCATTAATTCCCAAGCTCTTAACTCCTCTTTAGTCTTGCAAGCATTTATAAACTCTATTGTTTTTTCAGCTAAAGATTTTTTAGATTGGGTAGGAATAATTTCATCTGGGACTTCTTGGTAAAATTCGTTTAAATCTTTTAATTTAATTACATTTTGCTTGTGATACTCTTCCACAAGTTCTCTTGCGTAATCAAGAGCCTTTGTAGCAGATTCGCCCTCATTAAGAGCAAATTCAACGCCAATTTTTTCAGAAGAATAGTTTCCTAAGTTAAATGTTCTAGTGTAGTTAATCGTTTGTATATGCATAATATTGGTTTATTTTATTCTGGTTACAGTAGTAGTGTTGTCAGTAGCTTTAATCTTAAATAATTTATCTTTGTGGGCGTCTTTTTTCTTTAAATTGGATACCATAACCATTACGGAAGTATATGGATTATCTAACCTAAGATGTTCGCCTAATGTTAAGTCAGCAACCTTACTGGAAACTGAATCGGGGGAAATGCTTCTTGCCATGTTGTGTGTTTTGGAACAAAATTAATTTAATTAATTTAATTAAAAAAATAAATTTAATTAAATTTTTGTATATATTTGTATCCGCATAAGACATAGTTAAAGGTTTAACTGGTATCGCTCCTAAGTTTCTACTTGGGAGCCTTTTTTTTGCTTATTTGTCAAGTTATAGCTTTACGACAAGGGGAGGACTTGCGTAGTATGACTACCAACAATTAACAAATTTTGTTACAAGTCTATATAAATCAGTAACATATTTGCCCTAATTCCATTACAACATTTTACATATTGTACCTAAAACATTGTACAATGTTCCCAATTTGGTTACAAAAGTTCGCTAATAGTAAACTTTATCAATCATAAAAGTTATTCAATAAGGCAACTTTGAGCCGTAAATGACCAATAATCGGCTCATGTTTGAGCGATAAAAAACCCCATGTCATTCTAAAACATGGGGCTGAAACTACAAACTATGATAACCACCGTAAAAATATAAATTATTTTTCAATAAATTTCTTTTTTACCAAGTTTAGCTTTGCCCTATATTCTAGAATTAAGCCCTTTAGCTCATCTTTTGTAGGTTTTGCTGTTTGCCTAGCTGTTTCTCTTAAATATTCAACTATAGCATTATTTTCTTCATGTAATTTATATTCAAATTCTTCTATATTACCAGTTTTGAAATAATTACATTCCATACATTGTGGTCTGCAATTTTGTTCCATCCATCTAGTGCTTAAATTTGACCTGCCCATAAAATGACCGCATTGTATTTCTGCAATTGTATGTTTTTTACCACAAGTATAACATTCAACAATACCAGTTTTATCTGCATATCTATTTCTAATGTATTGACTAAATACATGGTCAAGGTCTTGAACAAGATTCTGAAAACTTTCTGTATCATCTTCAAATTCTTCCATTCTTTTTTGCGTAGAATGTACTGTGGCGCATTGTTTACACATCTTTTTAGAAAACCAATAATCAATATTGCCACAATTAACACAACGCTTTTTCTTTGTTATTATTGTACTATTGTATGCCATCTTTTTTTATTTTATTTCTTTCTTGATTTTTAATTACTGGTTTATTTAATTTTTCTTGACCTTTTTTACCAATGTATAACATCTGTATGTCAAAGTAAAAATCTTCTTTATCATCTTTAGTTAAGTCAGGATGATTTTTAATCCTGTGCATTATTTCATCTTCGGTTATCCATCTTTCCATTTGTGTAGTTTATTATTTATAAATCTATATTTCCCAATATATTTTCCTTCTTTCCAAAACTCAATAACTAAATCTAATCTCTTAGCCATTTCGTATATTAATTCTTTGTTTTCCATTTGCAAATTTAATTAAATTAATTGAACTACAAAATAATTTTAAAAAAATT